CTCATCCTCATCCTCAGCCTCAGCCTCAGCCTCAGCCTCAGCCTCAGCCTCAGCCTCAGCCTCAGCCTCAGCCTCAGCCTCAGCCTCAGCCTCAGCCTCAGCCTCAGCCTCACCTTCATCCATCTCCTGATCATCGTCTTCCGTTGAATCAACGACTGCACGAAGTTCAAACTGGTTATTGAGAAGCACAATACACTTCCAAATCTGATAGGAAACTAGATATAGGCAGATAACAATATTAAGAGCAGCAAACTTGAAATTTCCTAGAATACAAGCGAGTTGGAGTGTAAGAAGAAGTACAAAGAGTTTTACGTGCGTCTTGATCATAACGTGAGTATCCTGATACTCCATCGGGAAGTCAATATCAGCCTGTACTAGGTACTCAATAGAATCAGTCATCTATTGTTGAATACCCTACTGTAGTCGCCTATTCGCATTCAAATTTAGCCTCACCCGCCAAAAATTGACCCCTACCAAGCCATACAAATAAGTATGGCTTCTGATCCGACGTATCGTTTGGAGATTGTAGTACTTCCTGAGGGAGCCCAGTTCTATCCTGCTGTAGGAACGGTTGAGAACCTAACGGATGACAATGCTGGCTATGACGTAAAGATTGTAAATAAGGAGGGTCCGAGGCCTGTCGCAGCACTTGCGCCTCTTGGCATCAAGGCGCGAATGATTAAGTGTTCAGTTCTTCCGAATGGTGAGCGACTAGAACAGGGGTCGCATTATACTCTGGAACCCCGGTCGTCTATCTTCAAGACGAGTTTTGTAATGGCAAATAGCCGTGGAATCATTGATAAGAGTTACCGTGGAGAACTCAAGGCTCCAATTATATCTGTGGGGTCAAATCTGTTAAGTGTTGACGCAGGGACTCGCCTCTTTCAGATTCTTGCGCCCAACTTGGGATATATCAATCAGGTTATCTATGTGGAGAGCCTCGATGAAACGAGCCGCGGATCGGGTGGATTTGGAAGCACTGGGACAAAGTAGAGTAGAGTAGATGCCCGTTGAGATAGATCAAAAAGATAGTTACGGAACCACTATACCAAAAGGGGGAGCGACAACATTACTTGATCTAGTTACGCGAGATGATCAAGATGGACTTTTTTTTCCATTAAAAACGCAAGTAACACGATTCTATCGCGGTGACCTACAACAGACAATACCATTCTCATCAGTCTTTCGTGAATTTACATTTCGAGGACCAGCTGAACTTGGTCAGCGATTTACATTTGAACTTGGTAGCTTAGATTGTGGAGATTTACTTCAGGGTCTTTTTATTCAGATACAAATGCCTCATTGGTATACTACGCTTCAGCAGCAATATATGACGAGTACTCGGTATCAATATAAAGATCCTACAGTAATGTGGACGTATGTAAATTCTCTAGGTACAATTCTACTGGAAGAAGCAACACTTGAAGTCGATGACCAGGTTCTTGAAAGAATTACAGGTGATACGTGTACTGTTGTATCGTCACTTTTTCCAGATTTGAATACTCAGATTGGCGCCTCGTCGGTAGAGGGGCGATATTCTCTTTCAGATATAAAATCCTGGCCAACGACTCGTATTTTTCCTACAGAAGATGGCTGGGTAACAATCCCTCTAGTTTTTTCACTCTTACGAGAGCGCATTCAAGAAACCTTTCCAATTCTAGCGTGTCGCGATGGCACTGTTCGTGTGCGTGTAACTCTGAAAAAGTTTGATCAGATTGTACGAATTGCTTCAGGTACTCGGCTATCGTGTACAGATACACCAATGAATAAGACATTTTCATTTACGGATACAGGAATTATTGGATATCCAACGAAAACTATTACAACAGCCCAGTATCCTCCAGATTTACAGCAAATTCAACTTCTGACATACGGTCAATTGGTTGATGGACCGTATCGTGATGCTTTGTTTCGTAGTCCATTTGAGCGAGCATACAGAGAAATTCAACAGTTCGATTTCAATGAACCTATGAAGTATGTTGTAAATAAGACGGGAAGTGATATCATTACAGTTCAGTTACCTCTCGAAGCAAATTCACCGGTTGAAGAGATTGTTTGGTTTCTTAGACGTAAGGCAGCTATAACTCTTAATAATGACTGGACAAATTTCAGTGCGACTCTTGAGAAAGACTATAATTCAACATTTACTCGTACAGTTCCTCTTTTATCAAAGGCTAGGATACAAGCCAACGGAATGGATATTATTTACAAGGATGAAGAGTGGTTTCGGTCTCATATTGGCCGTGCTCACAAAGGGGGCAAGGTGTCCTATGATTCTTTTATTTACGGCTACTCCTTTGCTGCTCATCCTGGCGAGCATAATCCAAGTGGAACAATCAATGCGAGCCGTTTGAGTTCTTTACGGTTAACATTGGATGTCAAGCCGCCTGGTGGCTCGGATGATACGGAGTGGGAAGTTCACGTCTTTGTATTCGCCTTTCAGTGGCTGCGATTTGAAAATGGAATTTGTAATAAGATGTTTATTGACTAAATTTCTTTAATCGGGTACTCTAATAAATAATCGGTTATTTCGAAAATGTTCTTCAATAGCCGTTTGTGGTAGCCATACCTTCTTTTTCTGAACAATCGCACAATACATACTTCTATCTTCCATATCGGTTAACTCTCCTAATATACGATTTCCATCAGAGATTCCTCCATCAATTCCTACTGCTCTACAGGAACAATATCTGAAATCGTGAACATATTTGCTTTCGATTGTTTCCTTACATTTCTTACAGTAGATTGCGTGTCTTGTTTGTGTATATCTCAAGCCACCATAGACGATGGAAGGCATATACATATAAATGATATATAATTTGTTATTGATTTTTAGAGCCGCGCGGATTTAAAATGAGCGTTTTCAGCATTTTTAGGCGTTAAGAGAAATATATTCTAAACAAATAATAAATGGTTGAATCAAGAGATAATAAAAAATATAAACGAAAAACACGAAAGAATAGTGGCTCTAAGCAATATAGAGGAACTAACGTAACAAAGCTTGATGAAACATTTAGAGGCAAAAACTTTTTTAGAAAATATGGAGCAAGTATCACTGAAAATGCAATATATAAAATTCTTAAAAAGAATCCACACCCAAATATCGTAAAAGTCTATCGTATTACAGATAGTTATATAGATATTGAACTATTGACACCTATAATTTCCGAGAAGGATTATGATAAAACCATACTTGTTTCAGAGGCATTATTAGCTAAGAACTTTCTACAAAGTTTAGGTATAATGTATATTGACTGGAAACCTGATAATATTGGTATTGGTGCGGATGGTAAATATAAACTATTTGATTTTGATGTTTCTGGTATAACTTGTTCTCCTCTTGTGGCAAATACAACTAAGAAATATTTAAAAAGTAAAGGGATACTACAAGATCGCTGTAAAACTAATAATAAATGGCGAATGAGTCCAAGCACTCTTAGTTGGAGTTATAGACAAGCACTTGCGAATGGGTTAAAAGATCCTAAAGAAATTGACGATTTTGCTTTTGAAATTAATTTTATTAGGGAAAAATACGTAGCAATAAATGATTGAGGTGTCGCTTAGAAAACGCTCATTTAAAATCAGCACGGGTCTAATGCTCAAGTGTCTAAAAAATTGAATACCCTATGCAATTTCAATCAAGTATATTTTACAAAAGATGGCAGCAGGCAACTCTGAGTTTACTGCTGATTTCTTCAATGAGTCCTCCAAGGCGTGGCTCTTAAATAAGGTCAAGGTGGGAGAGCAGTATCGGTATAGGTGTGAAGGTACTTGCTTAACAGGAAAGGGATGTAGGCACAATGCCTCTTATACTAAAGGTCAAGATATAGCATCTATTCATACGTGTAAGCAGCACGTGAAGCAGGCGACCTTTTACAAACCGTATCAAATCATAACTCGATCTAGAGCGGTTAGCCCGGCCGTCTAAATCCTGTGCGGCAAGTAAGGAGAAATGGTGGCAAGTCTATTGAAAGTTATCTCAACAGGAGTTCAAGATGAGAGGCTCCAGCCACCAATAGATCAACCAAGTCTAGATTCTTTTCAGAAAGTTTTTATCAAAGCGGGTCGATATGGAACACAGTGGGTCCGAGTTGATTTTGACACGCTCCCTAATTTCGGAACGTCAGCTGTGGCTCGTCTTCCCGTTCACGGAGAATTAATTGGTAGAGTCTATTTGGTAACGATGATGCCTGATATATCAACGCAGCAATTGAGAGCACAGGCTGCGGCAGTAGCCTCAGGCGCAACATTTGCGGGTCCTTATTTTAGTTGGACGAATAGTTTGGGTCACGCATTGATTAGTGAGGCAAGTATTTCAATTGGTGGATCCTTGGTGGATGCGATTCCAGGTGCCTTGATGGAAATTTTAGATGACTTTCAGACTCCAATTGAAAAGGTGGTGGAGGCAAATCGGCAACTCTGTAGAGCTGATAATGGCTTTAATCAACAGAGTTTTGGTGTAAATACGACATCTCAGAAGGTTGTAACGCCTCTTCCTTTTTGGTTTTGCCGTGATGACCCTGCGTCTGCTCTACCAATTGATGCGCTCTCGGTGGATGAAGTGAGAATCACAATTTCGTACAATCCTACAAACGCATTGTATTATACAAATTCACGTCTTCAGAATCTGAACACGACATATAATGGTCAGATACTTCCATCTATTCTTGCGTCATCTTTAGTAAACCCTCAGGCAAATTCAGTCGTTGCGGGAGGAAATCTGTGGCCTCTTGAAGGCGCGAAGTTCTATAAGACAAGTCCGACTGGATATGTACTTGGTGGATTAAATCCGACATTATACAGTCAGCCGCTTGTTACAGAAATTCCAGGAATCTCAATGCCAACTCCTTTAACAATACCTGAAGCCTATCTGCTGGTTGAGTATATCTATCTAGACAAGCCTGAGGCAAACAGATTTAGAATCGCAGATATTCAGGCGCCGATTGTTCAGCATTATGAGTTTGATCCGGTTGACAATCAATCAAATACCTTTATGAGGACACAGTTATTTGTACCGAATCCGACACGTGACCTCTTTTTTTACTGTAATCGTTACGAGGCACCCTCGTATAATGCGCCGTTTTTAGCTACGCGTGATCTGAGTAATAATCTGTATCCAAATGGTCCGTGGTGGCCTGATGCGAGTGGTCTAGACCAACGATTTTACGGGCCTTCGTTAAGACCTGGGTTCTCAACAAGAGATTCTGAGCCGATTCGTTGGCTTTCTTTAACCTATGAGGAAACATTAACGCGATACAGCACTGAAAATGTTGCGATTTTTAGGTCACTCATTCCGTCTATGGAGCAGCGAAAAGCTCCTTGGGTCAACCGATATTTTTACAATTTGCCATTTGGTTTACAGAATGGATTAAGACCTATTTCATTGCCGGCAGGCGAAGCAAATTTAGATAAGGTCCAGCATACACAGTTGACTCTCGCATTTCACGGTCAAACACAAAATATCAATGACGACTTTACAAATCGGTATATCACACATATCTATGCGCAGACTTACAATATTCTACGTATTTACGGAGGCCGTGCGACTACACTCTTCTCTTATTAATAATACAAGTAAAAATTGAACTTTTCTAGAAGTAAATAATCAGTATACTCATTTAAGATGACTGAACCGATTATTCGTGCTGAAATGCTAGAGCGACTCTATCTGAAGGGAATAAGAGATCTCCCTGGGTATCGTAGTCAGGACATTGCCTTGTACAAGAAGGTGAAGCCAGATTGGCTGGAGTTGCATAGCGACGATCTCAAGTACTGGGCAGATCTGGCTGTGAAGACCTACACTTTGAAGGTACAGCACGGTGATATTCTGTGGTGGCTCGAAGGGCGTGGATACAGAAATGAGAACCTTCTTTTCTGGCACGAAGATCAGGGAATTGTCTTTCCTTATACTGAGATTGATGACTATGGCTCAGTGCCACCTTGCTTTCGTGTAGGCCCTGATTTCCTTCCTGAGTTCTGGTTTCCTCGTGAAGAGTATTTAGCCAAGGTAGACCACAATAGTCTTGTGTTTCTGGAGGAGACTCTTGTACAGGAGATTAAGGAAAAGCTACAGGAAGTAAAGCCAGGTAAGGAATGGAGGTGTGCACTTACTATCCAGGAAAAGACTTATACTGTTATAGTTGTGAATAAGGATGATATACAGGAGTTCTTCACGTATGATGACGGTTGCTTCTATCAGGAACCGTAAATGAAAAAAATTGCGAACAAAAATTGAACGCTTTTTACCCTTTATTTTTTAGTATAGCTAGAATGACTGTCCCTACTTACACCTCTTGCGCGCTTCAGATTGTTCTGATCAAGAAGTCAACTGATTCATCTCAGGATGATCAGATTACGGTTCGCAAGAATCTTAATCTGAATGAGTTTGAGATCACGATGAAGGATATGAATTCAGGCGATAAGGTGACTCATCGCCTGGAGGGCACAAACAAGAATATGGTAATGAGGTACCTCTATCACCTGCTAAAGAACTTGAGCCTGGATGATGATGGCTACGAGAGCATTCAGGTAAATGTACCTCTTATGCCGCGGGTTCTCTTTACAGCTGCCTCCCTGAAGGATCTGTATGTTCGGGAGCACCTTGAGGACCTGCTAAATCTTGGTCTTGATCTGGTGGAGGATGTGACCAAGGTGACTCCGCCTGTTGTGACTCGTTCTGTTGATTCGGTTTCTATGACTCCGCAGCGCTCTGTGTATGCTGCCCCTCCTGCTCCGCCTGCTCCGCGCCGTTCGAGCCGTCTGACTCGCCAGCCTCGTTACCAGGATACCCAGAACTCTCAGGATAACCAGGAGAACAATATTCGGGTTGGCGATTACTTCTCACACCTACTCAACAACCAGCGCCACGGGTTCTTCGATCACGACGCGTAAACAAGTAATAACTACAGTCTATAAAAAAATATAACACTTTTTTTACTGCCTAAGTAGAAAGGAGATGGGAGGGCGATTTTCAAAATCAAAATCAAAAGAGGAACTTCAAAAAATACAAAAACAGGTTGATGAATTAAGACAGAGAGAACTTAATCAGACCGCAAGAAGACGCGCTCGTAGAGGTCTCAATGCTAACGGACATAGGGCCCCAGCTGCGGCCCAACCTGTGGCACAACCTGTTGCCCAACCTAAGGGTCCTCAAAGACCTAATAATGGACCTGATCCTAAGATTGCTATAAGAGCCGCCCGGCAAGCAGCTGCAGCACTGACTCCTGTAAGTAAACATATTATGGCAACTGTAACAACAAACTCAGGTACCAAATATAAAATTAATGTAAAGACAAAAAATGTATATGATGACGCAGATAATAAGGTAGGTACTGTATTAATGTCGGATGATAATCAGTATTACATTGAATTTTATTCTAGTAAACCAAATGAATGGATAGATATGAAGGTTACAGCAGATCTAACATCAAGACGGCGGATACGTAATAATACTAACAGCAAGTATTACCTAAATATGAATACCAAAAAGATATTTCGTCATTTTGAAAATTCAGCCTCTGTAGGTGAATTACAATTGGATGAACAAGGTACACCATATATTGATTTTGTGGATGCCGATAAAGAAAATAAATGGCTTTCAGATACAAATTCAAAATTATTTAAATCAAATACCGCAAAAAAAATAAGTAAGTCTCCTCATAAATTAGTTCACTTTGAAAATAATAATAATAACAATAATGCTAGATCAAACGAATCTAGTGCATCTGATCCTCATTCTCTTGCCTCATCACCTAAGCCCTCAGGTGAGCCTGCTGCCTCACCTGCTCCTGCTGCCGCTGCTGCTCCTGCTGCCGCTGCTGCTCCTGCTGCCGCTGCTGCCCCTGCTGCCGCTGCTGCCCCTGCTGCCGCTGCTGCTCCTGCTGCCGCTGCTGCTACCCCTGCTCGTGCTTCGCGGCTTAATCTTCCTAATGTTTATGCCTCACGTGCTGCCTCACCTGTTGGCTCAACACCTGTTCTTTCACGTGAGGCTAGTAGTGGTACCCTTCAGAGGTATGGCACAAATGTACATCAAACGAATCAAAATGATTGGCAAACGTGGAAACTAAATAATCCTACTGGAACTTTAGACCAGTTTTTAATGAGAAATAAAAGTGGAGGCAAGCGCCGATCGAGAAAAAGAAGTAATCGCAGTAAAAGTCATAAAGCTAAAAGCTATAAAAATCGTAAATAATATTATTTTTTATTTGTTTCAGTAGGCGCCTCGCTATGAGCACCCATCAATGTTATACCTGCGAGTGAAAGTGCCAATCCAATACATTGCATTGTATTGAGAGATTCTCCAAAATACAAGACGCCAATTAGTGTTACAGTAATATCACTAATTACATCCCATAAGACATTAAGAACAGTCATAGAACTGCTGCCTAATCCAAAATAAAACACAATTGATTGAAATCCGTAGGTAATAAATGATATGGGAAAGACCCACCAGCCTTGTATCATTCCCATTTTATGCGCTTTTAAAAGAGTTAGTATGATTGCATCAATAGATGACATATAGAGTGCAAAAAGGTACTGAGTAAGTACCATACTATTCCTTCTGTCTAAAGACTAAGAAGATAAAAATAGCTAGAGATCGCGATGTTAATTCCCTTTTCTTATTGTAGTATCGCAATACAGCACTATGGAAAGATTCCTAGAGGTATTCTTCATATTGGCGCCCACGAATGCGAGGAACTAGAGGCGTATGAAAAGGAGG